GTGTGTCTTGTGTATATTGAGTATTTAATTGTTGAACAAGCTCCTCTAATTGTCTAATTAATTCTGCTTGTTGTTCCCTTTGATACTCATCTCTGGGATCAGGAAATCTTGTTAAAGTCAGTTTTGCCATTATTGAAATATAATTGAATTTAAATCAGATGTATACCAAATTGCCATGACATATCTTTGCCCCTCAATAATTGAATTTACACCATGTAAATAGTCTTTTCCGTCAAAAAACACAGTTTTACCAACTTCTGGTTTTATAACAATACCATTATCAAACACAGTCTCTCCTCCTTTATAATCATCATTTAAATAAGTAATTGAGGTTAAGTTTGTTGAATCTCTAGTGACATCGTAATGCAAATTATGTTTAGAATTTTTTTTCCAAATAGTGAGTTGCATTAATTCTGGGTAAGCTATTATACCTCTAATTCCTAAAAAGTTTGTAAGATAATTATTAATTTTGTTTGAGTAATCTAAGTTAATTTTGTTTAAATCAAGTGTATGAATATCTCTAAAAGGAGTTGCCTTATCTTCATTTTGCAAAGCAGTATTTTTTAAAAATTCACATGCCTCTTTTATAATTAAATTCTTTTCAATAAGTATCACTAAAATCTATCTTCTGCCGTCAGGCTGTATATCAAATCTTTGTGTGCCTAATCTCCATGCTGTGCCTGTTGTGTCAGAAACAACATTGACTGTAAACTCTCTTCCTCTTCCACGCAAACTTACAAACTCTGTAGCATCTGTAAAGGTTGCAGTCTTAATGGTGCTAGTGCTTGTATTTGGATAATTTTTAAACTCTAATTTAAAATTTAAAGTTCCTGCTTGATTTTGCACATCAGGTATAAGTTTTTGAACAAATAACATGTCATTACCTTCACCTATCTCGACTGATCCGGACTTTACAAAAGCAGTCATGGCAACGCCATCAGCATCATTACCTGTTTCATGTAAAAACATTTGAGTTGCTCCATCGGTCAAACCAGAAATAGTTTCATTATTGGCCGTGGTCGTAGGTAAATAGTCTGATGCAACTGGATTATCATACACTTCTCTATCAATCCAAGTTGTTCTATCAAGAGTTCCTGTCCACCAAGTCCCCTCCAAGTAGTTGTAAGCAACAATAGCGTTTATTGTATCTGACCCTGTCCTAGGATAGAACCACATAATCTCATTAAACTCACCATTATGACCTGCAAAAGCGTTTTCAGATCCTGTAATATTAATGTTATCAAAAACAAATTGTTCTACAGTGCATGGTAATTTTTTCACAGTACCATCAAATAGAAAGAATGAATCTTGTGACATCCAATAGGCAACACCATTTAAATCAAGTCCTGCATGTATACCTATGATACCACAGTTTTGACCTAATTGACGTAGACCAAAAGTAAAAGGCGGTCCGATAAACTGCATTGAGTGTAATGAAGTATCTGTCCAAACAAGTATTTGACCTCTTGATCGTTCTGCGGCCACTATTCTTGATCCGTCAGCAATTCTTAGTGAACCAGCAGTATTTTCTGCTGTCGGTTGATATGTAGTTATGTCTTCTTGATCAGAAAATCTTATTAGTAAATCATCTTGCGAATCTACAGTTCCTATTATTGCCTCTGTTCCCATAAAAAGTAAATGTCTATCAGGAGTAGAAACTAAACTTATTCTTGATGCGGTTGGTGCACCTGATATGGCAGCGGCTCTTGTGCTTACACCTGTTGATGTGTCCCACTTAAAAGCGCCACCATTTAAAACTGTTGCGATAAGATCTTCACCAAAATTATCTAATGACCATTGTCTAGCTTCTAAGGTTACATTAGAAACTGTCGAGGGTGTACCCCATGTTCCAGACCCCCACGTGTCTGTGCCCCAACCAAAAGCAGAAGTAGATATTTCAGGGCCAATACTTATTTGATATTTTGCATTTCCTGATCCACCCCCACCAGATGTAGATCCTGAGGCGGCGCTACCTGCAGTAACAACATAGGCATTGTTATTAGCAACTGATGTAATTTCGAATTCCTTATTCATATCAAGCCCATCTATGGCAGAAAAAGAATCAAAAGTGACAAAATCACCTTTTTGAGCACCGTGAGAGGTATCAGTCACTACCACTGAAGTGGTAGCATTGGTAGTAAATGGATTTGTTAACGCTTGAGTTTCTCTGATAGGTGTAATGTCATAAGCTCTACCCTCTTCTATGACGTAAAGTTTTCTATCTGTGCCCACAGCATTATATCTTGTTCCGTCTAATGCAACCCAAGCATGTTGATCACGTGCGACACCTACCAGGGTTGTAGAGATAAATTTCTCCCATCCTTTAATTTTTTGTGGCAATCCTTGAAAGAAGCGTACATTATCTCCGTCTGTCCACTTGCCTTCGCCTGTGTAGTCGGTGACTTCTTTATTGATGCCTGGTGCTGGTCTAAAATTTACTAGGGGCATTGTGTCAATATATATAAATTAGTCTTTTTTAGCAACCAAAGACCCAACATGACCTTTATATGCTCGATTACCAAAGTGAGTCAAAGGCATCGACAAGTCTGCCCAAATCTGACCACCACATTCTTGCCATAAACGAGAAAAGTAGTAATCTTCAGATAAGTATCTCATTTGTGATATTCCGTCTTTAGGAGTATTATAAGGTCCAACCGCAAATAAATCATAACAGTTGTCTGATCTGTAGGAAACACCGTTAACAATTTGATCTGACACATACTTTCTTTCAGGAAACTTTTTAAACATGGTTCTAAAAACTTCACGTTTTACTAACATCATACCTGTTGCGGCTTCATTTACGGGAAAAAACCCATCATGTCCTTGTAAATTTAAAGGGTCATCAAAATTAACATTATAACCTAAAGCTTTTGCTTCAATCTCATCATCTGGTGCATTTGGATTTTCTTGCAGTGTCTTTTTAATTTTATCAAAATAAATATGCTTGCGTGGATAAATACCACAAACTACGTCTTTATCTGCACAAAGTAATCTTTGAATATTTTGCCATGTAAAACCTATATCGGCATCTATAAATAAAAGATGTGTAGCAACAAAATCTTTTTGATCCATCATCATGGAAACTATAGTATTTCGAGCACGAGTAATTAAACTTTCATTACCCATTGTTTGTATTCTCATTCCGACATTATTAACATGAGTCCAAGACTGCAACTCTAACAATCCATGTAAAGTGGCTTCAGTCAGCATTCCACCATACATTGGCATTCCTAAAAATATTTTAAAATTCTTATCTCTTAATTCTTCATATTTAATCATCGTTTCTCCTTTAGACTATAGCTGTAATTAAAAGCAATTGAAATTCTTTCGTGATCATTATTTCCGCAACCATCTACCCTGTGCGGATAAATGCCATCAAAAAAAATTATATCTTGATTATCTGGTATAAATTTTTTTTCATGAGTATCTATGGTAGGAACCATACTTGTAAATACTAAAGGGCTCTTATCACAGCAAACTTTATGGTAATAAACGCAAGACATTAAATTAAAACTATGTATATGAGTGGTGTTATGATTTGTGCCATTATTTATGTTTAACCAAAAACAATCTAGAATAGGTTGTAAATTGTCTTGTTCAAGAATTTTACTCATAGCAATATTTGTAAAATTTATTAATTCCTCAAATCCAAAATTAATAAAATTACTTTGATAGCCTCCTATGTTAGTTCTTTGCCTTCCCTTATCAAATTCCAAAATATGATTTATATGTTTATTAATAATTTCTAAATTACCTGTATACTTTGTTTTATAAAAACTCTGTTTATTTATTAAAACTTCTTCTAACATAAAACTTTACCAAAGGGAAAACTAAGCGATATTCTTCTGTCTAGTGGTATACATAAATGAGTAATGTAAGCGGGCATAAATATTAAATCACCTTCTTCCATTATAACATCAAAATGATTAGGACATATCCATCTACATTTTCCAACAGTTTGTAATATGTAATTGTGATTGGTATCATGGTGCAAGGGTAAAGAATTTGATGTGCCACTAGGAGAAGTAAAAATATGCACATCATTTTGATATTGTTTTAATTCAGGTGTTTTCATAATAAAAAAATTAATTAAAAGTCTAAATTCTTCTTTCAAATTACTAGCGTTATGAACTATAAGACTTTGATTATTTTGCACGCCGTTGTAAGGATATGAGTTCCCCTCAGAATCAATAGCGTTAATATTAGCTATGTCAAAATTTTGTAAAATTGCGTCTAGCTCACTAAAATTTAATATGCTTTTATCTAAAAATTTTTTTGTGTGGCTAGGTATCATTTAATATATATTTCATTTCCGTAAACTAAAGCATCTAAATCAGAGATGTTAAACAACTGTAAGGCATCTTTTTTATATCCAGCAAGAGGTTTTCCGTTAATGTTTAAACTTGTATTTAACAAAATATCGCAATTTGTTTCATTATAAAATTTTTGTATTAGTTTAGTAAATAGTTCATTGTTTTCAACAGTTTGATGTCTACAAGTTCCGTCAACATGTGATATAGAAGGGTATTTATTATAATCAATTGGATCTGCATACAACATATATGGATTCTTTGAAAAAGAATTGTTTATTGTGGAGCAACCAAATGGTCGAAACTGTTCTCTTTTCTTAATATTATTAACTTTCTGTCTCATGTCTTTATTTCTAGGATCGGCTAGAATTGACCTATTACCCAATGCTCTAGGACCTATTTCTCCGTGACCTTGATACCAACCAACTACTTTTTGATTTTTTAAAAGTTCAACTGTTTTGTTCATTACCGTTTCAGACGGCAATTCATTAGGACTTTCGTCTGATTGACAAAAAGGAAAATTATCTAGTTTAAAATATGTTAGATTATGTTTTATTCTTAAATGCTCTAAACAACCTAAACTTAATCCGTCATCATTAGGATGAGGAGGTATAATAATATTTTTAAATTTTTTTCTAAATTGAGTATTCCAATTTACATTTAGTGCAACTCCTCCTGTGTAACAAAAATATTCATCATCTTTAAAATATTTAGAAATATAATCTAATAGTAAATCTCCTGTATATTGATGAACCGTTCTTAACCAGTCAATTTTGTATTCAAGTTTATCCAGGTAATATTGAATATCAAAAATATCTCCTACTTGTTCAATACTAAATCTTTTTAAAAATTCATAAAATTCTTTATCCACTCCGCCATAACTTTGTAATGCCATCATTTTACCAGATACATCAATGGCATCTTTTGCTTCTACACCAAAATACTTTCCCGTTTCGCCAAGAGCTGTGCCTACTGATTTAAATTGCCTTATTCCTCTTACTTTACATTTACCTTGTTCTATCACTGCGAAGATACTTCCAAAATCTCCAAAACCATCGTAAGAAAAACCATTAAGTTTATGTGGATCTTTAACTAAAGGCCAACAACTTAAATGATGTGCCCAATGATGATTTACTCTAGTAACTTTACAATCTGCTTTGAAATCGACCTCTGGCCTTGAGGGAAAAAATACATCATTTCTAGTATTAAAATTATAAAACCAAGGATCAAAAACAATTGCAACTTCATCAAGATCTCTTGATCTTATACCCCACTCTTCTTCTATTATTCTCTCCCATCTAGTCCAATCAGAATTATCTTCAGTAAAACGAACTTGATGTGTTAGTTCATCATGTTTCATCACTGAGTGATGTTTTACTTGATATTTTCTCTCCGTTTTTAAATACCTTACCTTTTCTCCATCAAAATAACTAAAGTTGCTATCGTGATCACATATTCTTAGACCTAGTAATTTCAATCTAAAACCTCAAAGTTTGCTGAAAATATTATTCTTTCTTCATCTTTATTAGGTGGTACTTGATGTGGTATATAACCTGGAAAAATAACAAGTCTATTTTGTTTAGCTTGTACGTCTATCATCTTTGCTGGAGTGTAAGGAAAACCAGGTAAATAAAAACGTGTGTTAGAGGAACTTTCTGATGCTTTTACATAAAATATAAGTGAGTAAGAATATTCATTACAGTTATGAACGTGAACAGTATGATAATTTTCTTTTTTATATGTTTGAAACCATGAGTTTCTAACATCAAATTTTTCTTTATTTAATACATTTTTACAAAAAACATAGACATGACCAAAAATAAAATCTTTAAAAGTAATTAATTTAGAATCAAGAATAATATTATCATTTGTATAGTAAGTGGTTAAAACGCTTTCTTCTTGAGACATTTGTATTTCATTTAAATATTTTTCTACATCTTGATTAGTATAAACAAGATCCATTTCATACAAAGAAACATCAAAAGATCTTTTACTAATTACTAAATTATTTGACACAATACTAAGAAGAAATTACGCCTAACATACTTCTTTTATCATATTTGTATTCTTTGAATTCGCCTTCTTGATCAACATAATGTAAGAAAACAGTTATAAAATGATCGTGCTCACAAATTTCTCTCCAATGAATGTCCTCCATGCCTTTGAAAATCAGAGCATTGTTTGGCTTCATTGAATATTTATGATTAATTTTGTATCTGTTAAAGTTTCCCTTAGTATCATAATACTTATAATCAGATGTTTCATCTACCTCACCTACAAATATTTCATAGGGTTTTTCTACGGGGTCTGATCCTAAACAAAGTGCTACTGTGTATTCACATGATGGTCTATCATTATGTATAGGCAAATCAGAGCCTTTGTCATATATTCTTAAAAAAGAGTATGTAGGATAAAGTTTTTTACTTAAATTTTGTTCAACAACAGGAGTGGTTAGATCTAATATTGTTTCCATAAGAGGATCACTATGCTCTGAGACTAAAGATGACGTTTGTACATCAACTTTAAATTTAATTTTATTACTGTATTTCATGATACAGTAACTGTTTAATATATTTAATACTTGGTTTGGTAAAAAGTTTTCTATAAATAAAGGAATCATTATACTACCCATCCTATCAAAGCATATCTTGTGCCTTTTGTAATTTTATTAACTCTGTGTGGAAAAATGAAATTTGAGGGAAAAATAACTGCATCTCCTGCTCCTTGAACATATTGTTCTAAAGATCCATTACCTAGATCAAAAACAAACTCTCCCCCTTCAAATGTATCATTTAAATTAAGAGAAATTGAAATATGTCTTTCAGTAACAGTGCTGCCAAAATCTTTATGAAAATCATATCCTACTTTATGATTATTGGTTTCATACATTAATAAATCTAATTGTGAAATTTTCTCAAAATGAAATGCCTCATGATCTTTAGAGTAATTATCAGCTATTTCGTAAAACTTAGATTGCACATAATTTGATACAATTCTTTGTCCAAAAGACTTTGGTTGTAATATAGATCTTGTAACACAATTTCTAACATCTTTATCTACACCACCAACAGTGGATGCATCATCAAAATCGTTACCAAAATATTTAATTATTTTTTGACAAACCTTTGAAGGTATGACTTTTCGTATTTCTTTAATGTATTTTTTCACTTGTTAGTAAGTGATACCATGACCTGATAGATAATTATCTCTCGCTGTGTTACCCGCTGTTACCGCTGCTGAATCATCATCAGCGTCGGCGTCTTCGTGACCATCATATGCTGTTTTCCAAACATCTTGAGCTTCCGCTCTTATAACAACATTCGTTGCCCACTGAGGAAAAGAAGAAATAGACTCGTTGTCTCTTGTATCAGTAAACTCAATTGTGCCTGTATTGGTTGTAGCATCCCATTGCAAAGCATGAATATTATTATCAACTTCTGTATGAGATCTTATATTAAGTTGAATATTATCATCTAAGTATACATCTGACTCAGTATTTCCAGTTCCTTTTGCTGGTCCATCACCTGTTAAGGGACCTGCAGCATCAAAAATTATTGTGATTCTACTTTGAACTGTTGTGTTGTTTACGGTTGTTGCCATTTTTTTTCACCTTTTTAGTTGTAGCCTTTTTGGGCTTCTTATTTACTTTTACCTTATTATTACTTAGTTGTAAAATAGTTTTATCTTCTTTTGAGGGGTCTTGTTCATCCATAGCCTGTTGATGTTGTCCAATCATTTCAAATATGGAACTAGCTACTCCCATGGCTTTTTGTGCATCTCCACTATGTGCTAATACTTTAGTCATGACGCTATTTGACCTCACCATTTCATTTCTAAAAGACTCTGTGGCTGCTTTCACTTGCATTGTTTGTGCAGAATTTTCTACTAATAGTAGGGGAATCCAGGCTATTGAGCATCCCCATTCTTGAACATCTAATCCTGTTTGAGGATGTTTACCTTGCAACATATTATACCAAATACATCTATGTTTTATGCATTTCTTTTTAAGAAGAGGACACGTCCCATCAGGGTCGAATATGGGCATTAATCCTTAGCGGCAATAATTACGTTTGCAAATTTGAGATCCATCCCTGGTATTGCAAAACTAGCGCTAGGTGCAGAAGTTGAAGATAAAGTACCACTAAATGGGTGAGAGTGAGATCCACCACCACCTGCTGAACCAGTGGGATCAGCAGTAAAACTACTTTGTGCTCTTTGCACTCTACCAATTCTATCAGCACTACCTCCACCTGGGTCTTGACTAAAAGTTGTTACGGGATGAGTGTGAGAAGCTATTTCTGGAGTCGAAAGAGTTTTGCCTCCGACTGTTCCTGAAACAGAACCAGAAACAGGTAAATCTTTTGACTCTGTTGATTTTGAAGTACCAAACACTGTTTGAAAAGTATCACCGCCTCCTGTGCCACCACCAGTTCCAACAACAACACGCATAGCTGCGTTGCCTAAAGCTGTCGCAGTATCTTGTGTCCAACCTGTCGGTGCAGACGCTTGATAGAAAACTTGTTTTGTTCCTGAAGGAAAAGGCTCTACCCCAGTAAGATTTGAACCACTACCAACAAATGTTGTAGCAGTAACAGCACCATTACCCCTTAGAATAATTTCTCCAGAATCACCAGCAGTAACATCTCCTTTAAAAGTTGTAGCTCCTAGTTTGTCAACTGAATTATAAATTTTAAAATTAGCAGAACCTTCACAGTAAACATGTGAATAAGCACCTTGTGCTATAACTAAACCGTTAGCGTTGTGACCAGTAGCTGCAATAGTTAAATTGTGTGAACCTGTTGTATTATTAAAAAATACATATTCACTTTCTACAGCGGGCACAAACACACTTATTGCCCCTGTTAAAGCACCAGTCAATTCAATAACTTTATTAGCTGATTCGGAGGCCGGATCTGCATTAGCAGTCGTTAAAGTAATATTTGATGAGCCAGCAACAGATTTCGCTAAATAACCTGCTCCAAAAGCATCTAAAACATCCAAGTTATTATTGGTGTTATTACCCCAGGTATTGGCATTAGCGCCAGTTGCCATTTTTTCTAATTTATAATTACTTGAGAATGTACTTGCCATTTTTTTACCTCTCTAAAATATATCTTTTTTTGTTATTCAAGCAACACTTTTTATGCTGCATCTACCTCTGTCCAAGTATTACTTGCTCCTGTTACCACGTTTGCCCATGGTGTAGAGAAAGGATTACCTGTTACTATCGTTAAATCTAGTCCTGTTACGTTTACTAAAGAACTAGCTTCAACAGTTTCTGTTCCTGTTGCAAAACTCATTGCAACGGTGGAAACGCTTACAATTACACCAGTTCCAACCTCAACAGTTTCTGTTCCTGTTGCAAATGATGAAGATAAGCTACCAAGAGTTACTAAAGCATCAGCTTCTGCAACTGCGGTTCCTAAGGCTGCAGTCATTGTAACTGGCACAGGATCTATCTGTGTAAAGATATCAATGACAGGAGTTCCGATAGCAAAATCTAATTGATCAGAAGGTGCTATGACAGCAACACTACCCTCACCTGATACTGTCGCTCCAGAAAGAGCAACACCTACTGAGAGACTGTCTAGTGTTTCTACTGCGGTTCCTGTTTGTGATGTTGTGCCTAAAGCACCTGTCATTGCAAGACCTGTTGGTGAAACAATGACACCTGTACCAACTTCTTGAGTTGTAGTGCCTAGCGTGGTAGCCATCGTCACTCCTGTGACGCTGACCTCCTGTGTTATATTTTCATTCCAAGCAAAAGATCCCCATGTGGATCTTCCCCAACCTGCATCAACTGTTCCGGATGCGCTTTCAGTTCCTGTAGCAAATGAAGTAGTTAGACTTGAAAGGGTAACATCAGTACCCTCTTCAATACTTGCAGTGCCTAAGTTAAAAGAAGATGTAACACCTGTTAAAGGATAAATTGATTCAGGCTCACCAGTGGCTGTGCCTAAAGCTGAAGTTGTTTGAAGAGAATCTAATGTAACTAAACTGTCAGCAACAACTGACTCTGTGCCTAACGCTGCTGTTGTCGATAACCCAGTAACAGATACTGTGATCGAACTTTGTTGGCCCCAAAAGCCTTCGCCCCAATTATTTTCACCCCAAGCATCCGCCATGGTAATGCTCCACTAAATTAAGATAGTCTTAATATAGCACTGTCTTTATCATTAGTTGGGAATGCGATTGTGAATGTACCGTTTGTTGATGTCTTTACACTTCCGAAATCAAGAACTGCAATAGCCGCATTAGTAGCACTTGATGATCTATTGTAAATCAATGCTGCTTGTGCAGAAATTGTTGCTGATGTGAAACTTGCGTTTGCAAAATCAACAAATGCTGTTGATGCTGTAACGCTAGTCGCTGTTAATCCAACAGTAGCACCTGTTAAGGTTGCACCACCTGCTGCATATGTTCCTGAATTACCTACTTCATTTGTTGCAGAGTAGGCTGTTGTGTTTCCGTTTAAAGTTGCAGAACTTGTGTAGAGAGCAAGATTGATAGTGTCATTATCAATGTCATGATCCCCTTGAAGCAATTGCTGTTTAAAGGAAGCACAGACTGCTTGGTTTATTGCCATGTTTTATGCCCTCCTTAGGCTTTAGGGTTTGCAGACGGTAGTGGCACTCTAAGTACCCCATCTACATACTCATCTCTTCGTTTACGTCCCATTTGCTCATTAGCAAAAGCTTGAAGAGCTGATTGGAACTTCTGGGTGTATAATTGCATATCTTGTGCGTTTTTCAAGTATGAAAAAGTTTCAGACAACACTCCATACAATAAAACCTCTGGTGCATTGTTAGAAACAAAAGTTGTGGTAGATGTTGTTCCAGAACCATTACCTAAACGTTCTGGTGTTTCGTCATACCATAATTCTACTGTGTAAGCAATATTCGGAGTAGGAGCTACAATCAAAGTTGTTGCATCCCAATTTGCCCAATATAATGGCTGACCTGTATAATCTGTATCTGTTGTAGATCTTTCTTTTGCATATTCATCTATAAACGTAGTGTCTCTTTGCTCCATCCAAGATATTGTTCCGTCAGAGCCATGTATTTGTAAACCTCTCGCAAATCTAAAGCCACCCTCTGGTCCTGATACATCTAAAAAACTGTTATTAGCAACAAACGTTGATGTAGCGTATCTTCTTTGAGCGTCAGTATCTATAAGTCTATCAATTTGATTTTCAATATTTATAAGAAAAACATTTATAACAGAGTTAGATAATACATCAGAAGTGACCTCTGTATAGTTTCTTACATTGTCTAAAAGTTCAGAATAATTCATGATATTACCACTGTCACATTACCAACCACTGATACAAGTGTCAATTTCTGATGTGGTATTTGAGGTAACATACTAGATGAGGTTGTTGGTGCAGATCCATCGCTAGGAGAGGTTCCTTGCACTGTAGTCATAAAAGCACTATCTCCTGGATCGCCAACAAATACAGTAACAGGCATTGGCTGTCCAAATGTATTTGTAGTTGCATCATCAGGTCCTGTTGGAGAATTAGCTTTTAAAATTTTGTTAGACTCTGGCCTTGGATCTCTAAGCGCCACAGGGTCTGCTGGATGATAACCTGGATCTAATTGTGGATGTTTTGGTTCAAAACAGGAGGGACAGGTAAATAGACCATTCCATTCCTGTCTTAGTTGCAAATATTTATATCGTTGTCCACATCTATCACAGATAGCTAGAGAACGATTACCATTTGCAAAGGTCATATTAACCTACATAGAAACTACGAGGCACAATGTTTACAGAGGTGGATTGACTATCTTCAGTCAACGCTCTTTGTAATTCTGCTTCATATCTTCTCTCTAATTCTTGTGATCTTTCTGGTGCAACCTCTTGACCAAGATAATATGCAAGTCCTGAGACCGTACATGGTAAAAATCTAAAAGGTGCGTCAGGATCATTTGTATACTCTCCAACATCCTCAATTCTTGCTACATAAAAATAATTTATCTGTGTGTCAGTTGTATCAGGTGTTTGATACAAATTAATTTCAACATTAGATAAATTTCTTCTAACGTAATATTGACTAGGTGTTCCGGTTTGAAACTTATTAGGTATGTTTTCATATTCTGAACGTGATATTTTTGTCATACTTGTATCAGTCGTAGTGCTACCACTTACATCTCTAAAAACTAATTCTAATACATCGGATGCATCACTTGGTGCAGTATACGTTGTTGTGGTTGCAGTTAAATTTTGTGTGTGATTTTTTACTTTCCAAAGATGAATACCTCGGTTGCCCCACTCTGAAAAAAGCAGATTAAGATTATCTCTTGCTGCTTGTAATTCATATCCAGTTCGTAAAGACTTACCACAACGAGCATATGCTCGTTCAATAATTCTGTCAAAACTAAGATTAAAAGTAGTGGTTCCCGAGGTAGCCATTACATGCCTCTTCTAGATTTGTGAGGGTTAGCGGCTCCGCCGCCACGCATTTTCTGCATCATACCGCCGCCACGTTTCTTAACGACATTTTTCTTTTTCATACCGCCGCCGCCACGTTTCTTAACGACATTTTTCTTTTTCATACCGCCGCCGCCTCGTTTCTTAACAACGGACTTTTTTTTCATTTTGCCGCCTTTTTTCATTCCGACGACATTTTTCTTTTTCATCATGATGTACGCTCCTTTTTAAATATACGTTCATATTCGTCTTGCCTTGTTTTTACGACTTCTTCGTAATACTCGGCTGGCCATTTTTCATAATAACCTATCTTATGTAGTTTGCAACTTGCTTCATATAACTGCTTAAATTTTTGTATTAACATCATTGAGTAAGCTAAGTCGGTTTCATATTCGCAATCATCTGTTGGCTCTACTAAAAATTCTTGTTCTTCAACCGAAGCAGGATTACTAGGGTGAAAGCCCATAAAATATACGTCTCGTCTATTGTATGTCTTGTTATAAAAATCTATTTTATCTTGAAATTGTTCAGGTGTGTATTGTTCCCAAAAAGGGTCACAAAATATAATTATATCGTGTTTCTTTTTATTCCAATCTTTCAATAATGTCGTAAGGTGTTTTTCATATTTAGATTTGTCAGATCTGACTTCTATTCTAAGTTTATTATCTTTTCTCCATTTTGCAGCAAAAGGACATGCGGGAAAACCTAGATGTTTGTTCATTGGTTCTAAGACATTCTTAGACCAACTAATCACATCATCTTTTATTTTTTCTGCGAGTTTTTTTCTTGACAATTGTTTTTACCATGGTCGGTTTACCACCAGGATTACCTGCTTGTTGTTTACGCCGAACGGCACTTGATTTTTGACCTTTTGACATAGCTCTTGCTTTTGCTATGGGCACGCACTTAGGATAATTTTTTCTTTTTTCTCCGCCGCTTCTACCACATTTAGGATAAGATCCGTCTGATCTTTTATTAGCTATGTCAACCCAATTTTCTTTTACCCAAGCACGTAACCCTTTTTTAGCCATTATACTAAATGATTATAAACGGCCCATAAAATAACAACTGCAACAACACCGACAATCATCTTGCCTTTTTTGTTGAGGCTATTCCATTTGCTCCATATTTTATCCATGATTACCTCCTTAGACGTAGAGTTTGGTTTTTTTGCGTCTACTTGAATCGACCATGCCACAACCTGCTGCAACAATTGATCCACCTTTAGCCATTCTTTTGAAAGATACGGCTTTTCTATCTTGAGAAATAGAACCACCCATGGCTTTTTTCTTGCCTTTATTTTTTTTACCACCTGGTGTTATTTTTCCACTACATACAGCACTAGCATACATATTTGCATATGCGCTAGGGTATACTTTAAATCTAGCTTTTGCTGCTGCTTTACCTCTTGGACATAGTTTTCCCATTTCTACTTCTCCTTAAACTTATTTTACCTTTTTTGAATATATTAGCAACTTGTGTTTTACCCATAACTTTAGCACGCTGTTCACCAACAGTAAGTATTTGAATTTTTCTTGCATATGGTTTTTTAATTTTACGCACTTTTGCAACTGTGCTTCGTGCGTCAGTCGGAGTAGCAAATTTAATGCTGACAGTGTCTTTTGGGTTCTCATCTGTGTAAAGTCTTCTACCAGAGCCCTTAGGCTTCTTACCGGTTCCTTTTTTTGGATCGGCCACCTATGACTCCTTTTAGGGATTTTGCTTGTTTTGCATGAAGCTTTGATGCTTTTCTCAAACCCTTGATAACTTTTTTAATTCTTTTTCTACCTGGTTTAGAAACTTGTTGTCTCATTTGTCCTCTTGATATAGCCATTAAAACTCCACTGTCTTAATTAAAAACTCTTCAATCCACATTATTTTATCATCCATTTGAAGAATTCTTTCTTTAATAATAGCGATGTCCTGTTGCATTTTTGCAACACTATCTGCTTTTTTTTCGACTGCATTTAAGCGCTCAGTGAACATACCCCATGTCATGCCGATTGTTGCAATAAGCACAACATAAGGCAGGACTGTTTTCATCTCTATCTTAATCGACATACACAATCCTCATCTGTTTTACAATTGCACATGGTATACTCCTATCTCCTAATTAGGTTTGAATTGATAAATACATAAATATTATAGTCATAAAGGCACAGAGTAAATAAAAATAACCCCAACCCATTAGTTTACTTTACTTAAGGATCTTATGAATTCAACACCTTCTATGGTTTCTATTTGTGCTTCAACTTTAGCACAAGATACCCTTGCAGTTTCTGATTGCATATTGCGCTCAATAATTCTTTTCTTTTCAAGACAATCTTTGACACCATCAGTTACTGTGTGTTCAATCATTGTTCCACCAGAAAATAAAATCAGAGCTATAATAACTTTAGTAACCATTTGCTGCCCTTA